CTCGAACCCACAACCGCGCACTAATCTGGTGCATACAGAAGGTATAAGCTTCTCGCTCTGCCAATTGAGCTACACTTCCGAAATTTATTTGAACCGTGGTCCACCCATCCAACCAACTAAAGAAAATCTATTTCCACTTTTTATTTTCCTAACTCTATGTTGTATTATTGATGGAAACACCAACACATCACCACAATCAAGTTTAAATGAATCTTTGAATTCAGATGCTGGATAAAATATTTCAAGTTCACCACCTTCATAATCATCCTTTGATGATAAGCACATTACAACACTCAATTTTCTAGTGAATTCTTGAGATAAAATCTCAATGTCTGCATCTATGTGCCAGTTGTAAAAATCACCTTCGTTATATTGAGTAAATTGTATTTTCTTTCGATACCCATCAATGTCAAAGTTAAAATAATGTTTATTTGCACTAAGTACAAAATGTGACATCATTCCAGCAATCCAACTATCATTATCAATCCAATTAACTTTAGACTTCCTATGTTTTGGATTTACATTACCGTCACCAAGTCCAACATAAGCATCTTCTAAATCAATTCGATATTCTTTGATAATTTCATCACAAATACTTTTAGGAATTTGTGATGGGATTTGGTAGTAATTGAGGAGTGTCATCTATTTTCCAAGTGGGTGGGTGAAAAACACAGTATTCATTAAATGTTATTTTCATTTCCTTTTCTGTTAATCCACAATTTTTTGCTGCTTTTGGAAGATTCCATTTTGCCGAAAATAGCATTTCCATTGACTCTCTTGTTTCTGGTCTCATAATTTTGAAAACCTCTCATATGAAAAAATTGTGGGGATTTTTTTGCCCCGATTTTTGGATTTAAAACCCGTTTTCCTTTTGGAGTTCATAATATGTTGGTGAACCCCACTCAAGTTTACTGCCTTTCCATCCTTGATCCATACTACGATAAGTATATCCATCAAATTCTACGAAACTTTTAAGTGTTGTTTCACGAATGCTTGGATCTGGATTAATCAATTCACCTTTATAGAACGTATCTGTAAGTATGAACTTCATATCGAATATAGGATTATGAGTCCAAGAGATTCCCCAGTTCTCAACAATGATAGAATCATCTTTTGCCACGATCTTATGGCATCGAGAACGATAGGGTCTTGATTCTCCCTCATGATCATACCATTGTTTAATGGTCATCCTACCTCCTTCACGAAGGTCTGTCCACTCAATATGAACATGAGAGTGATCTCTGGGACTTGATTGTGCTTGTCTTAAATTATTATACTTTCCTGCTAATTTTGATATGAACTCTTCAATCATGCTGCTACATTTGGTTTGGTGTAGAAAATCATTTCTTCGTCAACCTTATCACGGACAACCTTGAAAACATTCATAAACTCATCATATGTATTACACTCAATAACTTTCTCATTGCCTTGGGTTGAGAACAAAGTGAAATGCCTCTTACTCATATCGATGAGGACTGAATTGATGTACTCTTCCATGGTGTTCCCTGGTTTACCCACGTATTATAGCAGGATCAGGGATCCGTGTCAACCTCTGCTTGCTCGATGACTAGTGAATCGATATCCTTACGTTCTCCGTAGATATGATAGAAACAGTCTATTGGCATACCACCTTGTGCTTGAAGATGTACTTTTTCGGCATCAAGTCTTTTTATAATAACATTTTGATGAGCACCAATGGGTGTTAGTAAAACAGTCATTGTCCTAACATCTACAAGATCTTTCCAATATGCAGGGAGACTAATTTCTTTCTGATTGGTTACTCGACCACGAACATATACACCATATTCTGGTCCTTCAAGGCATCCGTGCCATAACCGAACACCTTCTTTATTAGGTGATGGGTGTGGAATATTGAATGCTTTCGAGTTTGAACTGAATGATCCAGCAGACACTAAACCAGAAAATGTTGCAGTTGTTCCTGTTAAAGGACCAGCAAGAGTTAGTGATGTAGTAACTGTAAAATTATCAATCTTTGCAGTGGAATAATATCTATTTGGACAAGCCTCTGTTGGATAATCCTCTTCTGCAAGTAGAAACTGTTTAGTAATGTACTGATCAAGAGCAGATGGAACTCCATATGCTGCTCTATCTGCACAATCGGGACCATCAGGTCTGCTTCCTGGTGTAAATGTCATTATTTTTCCTCAATGTTGTTTAAATTTTCTTTAACCATGTCTTTAATCAATCCTTCAACATAGTTATGTTCAAAGTTGAATGAGTATCCTTCGTTTCCTCCAGGATAATCTTCATGTGATTCACCCTCATATTCTACTATAAGATCGTCATCAAGTCTACGGGCAACAATGTGGTAATCACCACTGATAGGTCCACCAAGATTATTTCTTACAACAACTTGCCTTCCCCATCTAATTTCTTGAACGAATAGTTCTTGCCAAGTTCCAAACGGTGTTAAATTAATGGACATATCTTCTTTATTGACGAGACCATCCCAGAAAGATGGAAGTTCAATAACACCATTTGGTGGAATCTTTCCTCTACAATATACAGCAATCTCTGGACCTTCTATACAAACGTGCCTCAATCTCCACCCATCTTTATTTGGATGAGGCATATCAAATGGCAAATCCTTCTTAAGTGCAAGAACATGTCTTCCACAACTACCTATAACCATTCCTTGTGCTAAAACGTTAGCACCTACGACTGCATTGGTGGCAACATTAAGATCACCCAGAATACCAACACTACCCAAGACTGCTAATGAGAATGGGTTTGCGGGTGGTCCATAGCAGAACCCACCAGGAATGAATGGTGGTGGTGAATCGGGATTGATTAGAGGACCAATATTGACTGTACCAAAACAAAGAGGGAATGGTGTGCCAACATTCATTGGTCCTTCAATGAATGCGGAACCTCGAACTCGTGCAGGTCCAAGTCCAAAAAATGGAACGACACCTAGACCAACGTTGAGTTGATGTTGAATAGTTAAATCATCGACTGACCATGCCATAATTATTTAAACGTAAGATGATAGTGTTGTGAAATCTGCGACATTCAACGGATCTGTTTTACCGATTAGTTTGGAAGAGGCACATGTTAATCCTTTAATAAAGTTTGATACTATTTTCATTTCAGTATTTGCTACAATTTTTGCAACGTTTGGTGTAAAAAGTCTATATCCTACTTCTGCTTTTAAATCAAAAGATCCATCACATTTGAGTTTGATATCTTGGTTTGCTTCTATTTTAACATGACCTCTTCCAGTGGTCTCACCATTTGCTAGAATATCAATATCCCTAGCAACCAGTCTAATACGACCATTGTCTGCTGTCAAGTTTATGTCACCATTAAGGCAATGAATATCTATTCCAGGTTCTGTACCATTTACAGTGTCACCACACTTTATCTGAAAAACACCAGGATTTCTTAAAGAAGTCCATCCTGCTCTATTTCCATCATTATCCATATGTAGATAGTGTAATGGATGGAAAGCTTCTAATCCAGCACCAGTAACTACACCGTCACCGCACTGAGTTCCAAGTAACAAATCACCTTGAGGGTTAGTTTTCTTTACCTGAACATGCCTTAATGCTTTTGAATCTGACATACTATGTTTTTATCTGTATTTAGTATCCACCTCCACCACTTCCACTACTATATCCACCACTAGATGGTGGTGGTGTGGGTGTTGGTGCAGGAGGTGGTGTAGGTGCTGGTGTTGGTTGAGGAACCGTAGTAGTAGTCGTTGTTGCAGTTGGTGTAGGTATTGGATCTACAACCACACCTTCTGCAGATTCTTGTTCTTCATCAGCAGGAATTGGTTGAATAGCATTTCCAACTTTTGGAGTTGGTTTTGCGTATGGATCTCTCAAACTTTCTTCTGGAGTATCATAGATGTAGGAATGATTTATCGGACTATGAAGTCTTCCAACCATCTTTCTTCCTTTATGTTTATGGTATGGTCCATAATATGGTTGTCCATTCACATAACCAATAACCAATCTACCAATACAATCATCAACAGTAATAATTCTGTCACCAGAAAGAGTTTTTGCATTATCATCAGGATTTTCATCAATTCTCTTCTTAAATATTGGTAAGATTATTGCATTAATACCTGTATTTGATCTTATGTAGATATCTGGATATGAACTAAACGTAGAACCAGGATCTTGAATTACAACTTCAATAAGTTGACCAATATCATTGAAAACTGGAACTAATTTTAAACCAGTATCTGATCCTCGTTTTTCTCCACCACCATCAACTACAATTACATCACCCTGCTTATAATTAAATCCAGGATTGTAAATATACACTGCATCTAGTATAATATCTGCCCTCTCACCACCACTGATAGGTCTATTATCACGTGGTCCTTTTATAAGTCTCCATTTGCCACCATCCCAAATTGATTTATCTCCTTCTCTAACATCTTCACCAACAAATCCTTCCCAGTTACCAGTACCGTTTGTAACATTAGTATATGGAGAATTGATTTGAGGATCTGTAGGTGCAGTTCCAGTAAAATCTGCAGGACCTAGTTCATTCTTAAATGTATTTGTAGGAGTTGGAACTGTAAGTGACCCACCATTACACATTAAAATAGGACTTGTTGGTCCTTGACCACTAATAACTTGAATTACATTCCCATCTGGATCAAATACTTCAACTTCTGTATCTACTGGTAATGTAATACTGGGACAACGATCATATCCTTCTGCCTTATAAGGTATTTCAATTGCATCATCAGGTTTCTTTACTTCCCATTTACCAGTTTGATCTCTAAGAATTGCTTCTTCTGGTTTACTAATATTTGTAGAACCATCTGGTTCATCTAGATAACCATTGCCAGGTTGAACTACGAGAGCACCAACAATTTGAATATCATCACCTTGTTTTAGTGATGTATCTGCTGGACTATCTGGATTATTCGCATCATTAGTAATAAGTTCAATTTTATAACCACCACCATTTCCGCAAGCATCTGTGATACTAATTGTTGGTGTGTAAGTATACCCACTACCAAAACTACTAAAGTCAACACCCATGATCTGACCACCAAAGGTAATTAGATCAGCAGCAAGACCTTGACCACCTCCACCACTGAAAGAAATACTAGGAGGACCACAAGGTAATTGTGATGTATTACATTCTGGACCGACTTCACCAGGGATTGCTTTGGAAATGTCATCCATAATGCCCGCAATTCCCTCAGACACATCTGCTGATAAACTAGATCCGTCCCAGAAACTCCACTGATCTTTATACTCACAGTTTGGAGTAGAATCACATTTTAAGAAATTAAGAAGACCTTGAATAATTTCAAGAACAGAGAATGCCTGACTAACTATTCCTGCTCCCTGTCCAACTAAACCAGCAATACCACTTACTGCACTATTAACAGCACCAGTAATCTCACCAAGAATATTACCAAGCATATCACCGACCATCTTCTCGGCAGCACACATTGGTGCCATCACATAATTATCAACCAACTGCTCGAACATACCCTTTGCCATCTGAAAGAGTGTATCCATAATTTTTTGGAATACACAAGCAAGAGTATCGGTAGTGGTTGATGCACCACCAGAGAATATCTGTCTCAAGTTTGGTGGTAACAACTCTCCAACATCTTTAAGACCAGCATTGATTTTGTTGAGGATAAATCCTCTCATCTTACCAACAATCATCTTAAAGAGACTTGCAACTGCACCAGCAACTTGATTTGTAATGTTCTGTATGTTTGCTAGGATACTATTTGCAGTCTCAATCGCAGTTGATGCGAATAGTTTTATTCTTTTAATAGTTGCAAGAGCTCTTTGGATAAATCCTTGAACACCTTTTACTGGTCCAGCACCACCTTCACACTCAATATTTCTTTTTCTAGGTGATCCTTCCTTACCATCTGCCGTTTGTATAAGTTCCTTTTTTGTTTTTTGGGAAGAATCTGCACTGAATGATTCAATGATTTGCTTGTCTCCAGCTGCTGGTGCAGTGGGGATGGATGGTTCTTTTATGGATTTCGGTCCAGTCTTACCATCATAACCAGTTCTACCAACATATCCTTCTTCAGGATCTCCACCAAACAGTGCAGTATTTGGGTCGTTAGGAAGAGCTCCTAAAATGACTGGTTGTCTACCTTCAACCCCATCCCAGAACCAACCTACAACCCAGGATCCTTGAGCCAGACAAATAGTTTCACTATAACCACCATGACCAGTACCTGCAGTTACAGGGAGAATGACATCCGCCATATCCAGTTGTTGATCTGGGACAACTTTTACCTCAGAATCTCTACCGAATATTCTTACACGATATCTTGTACCATGACCTTTTTTATCTTGGCGATCATGGTTTTCTAGGACTTGATTTCCAATCCAAGTAGACTCGTCAACAATTTGACCAGTCCACCAGTACATTTGGTTTTTTGAAAGTCCAGTTGAATTATACTGGTTTGTTAACTGTCTGACCATGAGTTACTCAGTCCTCATATACTAGGCATTCTGGTTCTGATGGGTTAGCATCACAATACAGTTCTAGTGGTGATGGATCATGATGATCACCTGCTTCAATTTCTTTCTTGTGATGCTCTGCATAATCTTCCAACTCGTGCAACTCACCTTCAATATGACGACGTTGTTGTGGTGAGATGGTAGGATTCTCAAGAATCTTTTTATCTGTTTCGATGTGCGTTTCTATGTTTTCCATGTTTAAATTATTCGACAATAGAGTCTCTGATAATATTTAGCTTGGTGTAGCAACCTTCTGCAGCAATTAAATGTGCAACGTCTGCTACTAAGTATTTTCCAGATTTTTTCTTAGATATATCTTTTCTTTTTTGATTGGCAGAAATTTCTGGAAAGTCACAATATACTACATCACCAGGGAAAATGCCAAAATCACCATCTATCTTAAGATTTACATGAAATAAATTAGACTGATAGTATCTTTTTGCTGCAATCTGAGGTATTTCGTCATGGTTGAATGATGGTTCTTGTGCTGCATTAAGTTGTTTATCAAGAGTTGGTCCTGTTGGTTGAACACCAGTGTCTCTAAATTTGTGAGAAATATTCCCAGTAACTTTATCGGGTAATCCTAAATGTGTACCAACTTGTGGTTTATCAGCACTTAAATTATTATCTCCTTGATACGAATCATCACTCGCATGTGAGGTTTGTGTGTATAAATGTGAATATGGATCTATTGTTCTTGTTTTAGTATTTTGCAATGCACCAAGATGTAAAGTATCAATTATGTTTGTGTTGTTTGAAAATTCAACACTCAAAATTTTATTACTATATCCAGGAGGAAGTTTGGTAGTTTCTGTTAACAACATTCTTCTCTTTGGTTCCTGACTAAACATGACATCAATAGATCTAAAGTTTAATCCATTGTAAGTATCAAATAAAAAGTAACCAGCAGATTTAGGAAACTTTTCTGGTTGTGCTTTGTTGCATAGTGTAGTAACAAAATCTAAAGGTCTTTCAGTACAACACTTAACTGGTAATTCAGTTACAGTTGGATCAATGGCAATTGGTCTCTGAGTAATTTTAGAAAGAACTTGATTTACAGTATCACTTATCTTCTGGTCGAACCTAGAAACAACATAGTTTTCTTCTAACTCATTTAATATAAAATCATCCATACACAAATCAATTCTGTGCATTTCTTTCATGGTATTTGTTGCCGATGATATCACTTCAGCAATAGTAAACTCAGATGCTCCAGTGAATACTAATTCAACTTGATTTTCATCTACAACAGTTAGATCAACTTTTTCTCCCGTGATAAGATTTATTTCTCCAGATTGATCGGCAGATATTGTACCATCTTTTCCATCTATTCTTATTCCACTATCAAACATTTCAAAAGTAGCACGGACGGAATGATCAAAAATACTTTGAAAGATTAAAATATGTGAAAATGCACCTTCCCCCAACAAACTAAGATCACTACCGTAGTTTGATGTAATCGTAAATTTCTTTACGTTATGTACTAAGGGTTTTGTCATTTATGTATAGTATTTGCTACCTGAGGTGCTTACTTTTTGACTGTTATTTGTATTACTATCAATTATATATGGTTGATTTATAAGAACTATCTTAGTACCATCTTCTTCATAATCAGCATGACTTCTTAATTTATCATCACTATTTAGATTGACTGGAGTAATATTACTGGGACTTACAGAATTTGAACTTGGTTTATTGAAAAATTGTGATTGTTGGCCAGCAGAAGTTGCTGCATGTTCTCTTGCACCCGCAAATATATCAGTGAATCCACTGGTTCCTTGTAGTGATGAGAAGTTTGCTTGCTGACTATCCTCATTTTGAGTAGTTTCTTTTTCTTTCTTTGAGGGAATTATAGGTGGTCCTTTAGTAATTGTTGGAGTTTTAACTGGTTTTGCATCAACTCCATACTTACTAGAAAGTAATGCACTCACCTTTTCTGCATCAAATTTAGGTTTTTCTCCAGCTGGTGCCAGTGACTCTGGACCATCAGCATCACTGATCCCTCTTATAGAATCAGTTTCGGAAGTTTTATTTGCTAATTCTGCTTTGAAGTTTCTAAAATGTTTTTTAACCATATCACGAATAATTGGACCACCACTTCCAGGTTTTCCACCTTGCTTGATCATCCATAAATCCCATCTTGCACCAAGACCTCCCCATGCCGTAGGACCATAATTATCAGGTTGTCCATCTCCATCCGAATCAGCATGACCTGCCAATCCTCTTGGATCATAACCAGAACCTGCCTCAGCATGAGTCCAAATATTTTTATCAATATCACCTTCACCCCATCCCCATTTAATTGCAAGTCTTGCCGCTTCAGCAGACATTTGATTTAACTGTTCATGTGTAACTGGTTTGCTGCCAAAATTATTCGGTGTGGCACCAGCCATTGCAGCAAGTGATAGTCCTACAGAATTACCATTCTTACCTTCAGTGTGCTTTCCTGTCACATCATAATCTTTATTTCTATAAACACTACCATCACCTCCAAATATTGTATGGTATCCATAACTTTTACTTGCATCATTATAATTTCCAGCAGTCCAATGTAAGTAAATTTGAGTATCCTTACCTCTTGTTTTTCCTGGAGTAAAGTTTGGATCACCAAATTTAACTGGAGTAATTGTTCCAGTTCCAGATGGAAGGCTACGTCTACCACTACCTTGACTTACTGTCGGTCCACTTCCTCCAGGACTTTGAGATTCATCACCTTCAGAATCGTTGGTTCCTCGTTTATCAGTGGCAATAGATTTACTATAAACTGAACCTTCATTATTTGGATCCGATTCGGAGAAGAATGCTGTTCTTAAAACATTAAACTTTTTAACTAGATTATACTCTAAAGGATTTAATAAAGTAGCCCAACCACCAAGTTTTATCTTACCAAGATTTAAGAAGGGAACCCATGATAAATCAATTTGTGGTCCATCTTGTTTTTGGATATTACTAATACCCTTCATCATCCATTCAGAAAATAATTTAGCACCATTTACAACTTTTAAAATATCATTTTTCAGTCTCTTTCCAACCGCAGATGCACCTCCACCATTCAATAGTTCATACATCAGATCACCGACATATTCACCAGCAAGTGTTCCAATGATTGTTCCTAAGAATGGAATTGGGATAAATGAACCAAGGAATCCACCAAGTGCAGAACCACCTACCTTAAACAATGCTCTATCAAGTTTACCATCTTCCATATAGGAAGCAATACCAATCATAAGTGGACCAATAATTGGTATTCTACCTAGAGGTCCAGAACTAACTTTGGCAAATTTACTTGCAAGTCTTGCTCCTGATCTATTCAAACCAAGTCTTGCACCACGACCCATAATTCTGGTCTGAAGACGACTTCCAGATTTTGCAAGTCCTCTTCTAAAAACACCACCCGCTCTTCCAGATGCTGGTCTTCCTCCAGCACCTGTTCCAAGACCAGGACCTGATGGTTTAGGAACAAACTTTTTGTTCCTAATCATCTTATCCACATTTGCTTTTGCTCTCCTTGCTGCTTGAGTTGGAGTCTTACCAGATTTTATAGCATCATCATATGCATTCTGATATGCTCTAGCAGCATCATTACCATACTTTCTTTCAAATAATTTTGCCTGCCGACCACGATTCATATATTCCGAAGTCTTACTTGCTCCTGATGCTGGTTTTCCACCAGGTGATAGTTTAGTTTGAGGTTGTACTCCAGGTTTTGCTCCAGGAGTCATACCATTAAGAGGAACTCCAGACATTGCCAAGATCATTGCAATGTTGATAAACTTGTTGAATTTTCCTAAGAACTTAGTATATTCTTTTTCAGCATCCTCACCACCAACACCTTCAATTTCTCTTCCTATTGCATCTGTAACATCATAGGCACCATCAACTACAGATATAATTCCATTTAGAATTTTTCCTCCTAGATTTACAATAAATTCTGTTGCAGCAGCAAGATTTTTTACAATATTAAATACTGTCTCCCTATTCTCAAATAAAAATATTAATATTTTACCAGCAATGACACTGAATATAAAGTTTTGGATGGCATCAATAATTCCACCTTTAGGAAGAATTTTTGAAAGTGCTGCTCCACCAAGTCCAGCACCAATTTTAGATTTATTTTCTAGTTTTGTCTCTTTAGACTGTCTTTGTTCCTTTTCAAATAATTTTTTCTTAGTAGTTACATCTTTTTTCTCTTCTTTTATTGACTTACCAAGTAAATTTCTAATGTCAAGAACTTCCTTGTCGATACGTTCAAGTGTTCCTGGACCAGACTTTGGTGATCCAGATACTTGAGTTTTGTTATTTCTTGCTGGAATAGATGTTGAAGGTATAAGTGCAGTCTTTGGGTTTATTGTAATCGCATTACTTTTTCCTTGTTCTTGCCCTTGAGTCTGACGTTTAACAATTTGAGTATTTTTACCACCACTAAATGCTTTTTTTGCAGCACGTTTTGCTAGTTGACCACCAACTGCTCTTGAAATTGAACCTCCTAGCAATCCAATCACTGGAAGTCACCTCCTAATGTATTTGCAATCATGGTCTTTCTTACTTCAGCTGCAAGTTTTGATGGTGATGTTGTTGGGAAATCTGGATCAGTTGGTACATTCCCAGTTTCAGAATCGTTGGCAGGAAATCCTGCAATTGGAGGCATAGTTATAGCATCAGTAGAATTTTTGGGGACATGCTTCAATCTCTCTGTAGGAGAAATTTTTTCTATCGGTAATGGAGTAAGTTGTGAATTTTCTTTTGGTAAGATTTTTGATGATATTTGCCCAGAAGGTTTTGCTAATTTTGCTCTTGCACCTGCAAAAATATCAGAGAACGCACTAGTTCCTTTTAATGATGAGAAGTCTATATCATCATTGGGATTATCTATACGAATATTGTTATAACTATTCTCAGTAATACCAGTTTGAGTACTAATTACGTTACCTTGAGAAGTTGCCCCAAATGATTTTACTGGATCTGACCATCCAAATCCTTCAAACATAGAAATTGTGTTAGGAGGATCTCCAGGTCTTCCTTTTACATAATCACCTGCAACATATCCTTTAGTATTGGGATTTCCATCATTAGTAAAGGTTTCTTTTTCTTGTGTCCATGCTGGTACTTTATCCAAAGATGGAATCATAGATTTTGCTACAGTTGCTTTAGAATTTCTAAGTGCATCCATAGTTTCACTTACAGTATGACGTGCTGCATTACCACCTTTACCTTCATAATAACTTTGTCCCGCACTTACTTGTTGTACATGACCTCTCATATTTTTGGGAACAGGAATTGATGCAAATTCCATGGCAAGATCAATTTGTGCTGCCTCAATATCATTACTTTTACCCATCAAATACGAGGAAAGTCTTTCTCTTCCAGGTTTATTCAATAGAAGATTTGTGCCCATCTTATCCTGGTTTGACCTATTGAACATGTCATCATCTTTCAAACCAGTTCCATTTAATGCATTAGGCATAGTTTGTGGAGTTATTTGATAACGACCAGCAGCATATAATTTACCAGAATTCTGATGTCTCCTTACTTCCCCAATAGTCATATCAAATAGATTCTTACCCAGTATTGTAGAAGCATTATTGGTGCTTCCCACGATTCTATTACCACTACTACCTTGATTCATGGAGTTATAATTACCCTCACCTTTAGAAACAAAATCTAGTAGTGGTTTAACTGCTCCAACATATCCACCACCTGATGCATATGTGGTTCCACTTACCATTCTTGGTTTATTTGTACCACCACCAGCAGCATTGATAGATTCCATAAAACCACTACCAAACTTATCAACAGCACCACGACTCATTACAAACTCACCTGGAGTAAGCATGGCAGGAACAGTGTCAGTTCCACGAGCCATACCACCACCAGAAAATCCTTCTCGTTCATTCAAAGAAGGTAGTATACCTCTAGTAAATGTTTCCATAATACTACCAGGTTTTGATAGTTCATCTGCTTGCTTCTTTGGAGTAGCATCAGTCAGACCTTTACTTTCTAGTTGTTGTTCAGTGCTATCCTTAGCCCTGAATGCTAAAGCACCAGCACCGATGGCAGTGGCAATCGCAGCAGCTGCAAGTGGATTCTTTGCTGCAAAACCTATTAACGCAGGTATTGCTCTTGTTACTAAGAACGCAGTAAGTCTTGCCATTCCACTTACTACGGTTCTAATAAAACTACCTAGTGGAGTAGCAAATAATACGAATGCAGCAGTAAGTGCTGGCCACCAATCTTTTAAGAACCTACCAAGAGTATCAAGTTTTTTCTTATTCTTTGGATCTGACATCCATTCAATAATATTGACAAGAATTTTACCCAGAACTACATTCTTTATCCAATTAAATATTGTATCAAATATACTTAGTTGAGGTAAAGCACCTTTTAATTTTTTAAGGAAACCTTTTCCTTTCTTATCTTTTTCTAAAGATTCTTCTTTTGCTTTTCTTTTTTTCTTCTGAAGGTTCTTTCTTTCAATGTCTCTAATACTCTTAGTTACATTAAGTCTTTCCTTAATCAGACCTTTTATTGCAATAATATTTTTTAGAATACTAGAGAGAAGTTTATCACTCTTATCTACTTTTACATTCTTCTTCTCAATCTTAGATTCTTCTACAGATTCTTCTGTAGGTTTCTGATATGGAACAAGAGCAGAACTTGGAAGTGCCCTTACTTCAGATACTTTTGCTTTGGATTTAAAAGAACTCTTGGATATTTTTGCCGTTTTTGCCTTGAACTTTGGATCTGCTGCTTTTCTTTTCTTTCTTACTGCTATAATTTCTTTTCTTAATGCTTCAGATCTATCATCCCCAGCACCTTTTGTTTGGAACTCAATGGTTGCTGCTGCTTCCATCAAGGCACTAAGATAATCTTCCTCACCAGAGAGGTTATCTAGGTCTACACCCATCTCTAAGAGTATTTCTATTGGATCGGTAGTAGTCCTAGATGCCATTTGCTGTTTGTTGTTTTAACTTCTCTTCATCAAGATGTTGTTGAAGTAGCATAACGTAGATATCACGTTCGATCGGAATCATATTCTCGATCTCTGTTAATGAGTATTTATGGTACTGCATCAAGGCAAAATTGAGACGGAAATAGTTCTCAAGATCCATATGGATCATGCCTATGCGAAAAAAGACGCTAGACCCTCAAGTACAACTTCACTTTCAACTTTAGTATTTGGATTTGTAATCTTTACTGTATGAGTTAGTTTGGGCATACTAGTAAAGAAATCTTCAATCTTTTTAAATTGTGTTGAATTCATTTGCTCAACAAACTCCATAAGTTCTTTCTTAGTGCAGTTTGCAGCCTCCCAGACTTCATCTTCAGTATAAACTTTGTCAATACATGTTGTAATTAAATCAAAGGATCTATCTGCTTCACTTTCAGTATCAAAGTTTTCTTTAACAAACTGTGCTAGAGACGGATATGCCATCTCAATCATAATATTATCATCCAATTTAATCTGAGTATCATGTCCCTTTTCTTTATGGACTTCAATTTCTTCAACATTAATTTGAACAGTGACAGTACTCTGACCATCATCGGGACAAATTAGGTTAACCTCAATATCTTCTCCAACAGACTTTCCACGAATATTTAAAAATAGATATTCAATATCAAAAGTTGGAAGTTTTTCAACCTTAATACCTTTCGTTTTGATGCAGTTCTTAATGACAGTCTTCACTGCATTACTAATCTGCTTTTGACTTTCAGTTTCCAATGCGTATAGGAGAACCTTTTCTTCTTTAACTAGAAATGGTCTATACTCAATCGTTTGTCCTGTTGAAGGTAGTTCCAACTCAAATGTTGGTGTAGCAATTGTTGGTAAAGGCATAATAATCCAATAAAAAATTCAGGTTGTATTTATTTATTCTAGTTCTACGAATCATGTAGTAGAAGAATAATATTTTTGATAATCCATTGTCACAGTCATCGTTAGTAAATCAGTTGCTCCCTGAGAAATTGGCATACTATTAATAGATGATGGAAATGCATTTATAAATTTATAGTTTAATGTTTTCTTCTTTGATGGGGTTGAAGAAAAAGTATCTTTTTCATACTTAATAATGTTTAAATTTGACATATATTCATCTGTAAAGGGAACTCTATAACTTTGCCTTGCTTCCTCTCTATTATATTCTTCACTACTCTCTCCACCAATATATCCCATCCATCCCTCAAACATTCTTAAGAGAGTATACTCCCTATCAATAGCAAAAGTAAAATCAATTTTACCGTCAAATTGTCTACGGTATGCGTGCCTCTCAGTAATTCCAGAATAATCATTTGTAATTTCATGAGTTGCAAGACTAGATCCTGGCAATGTGGTATCTATACAAGCAATTTCTATTAAATTTTGAACTTGTGATGAAGTAACCCCGTATTTATTTCTTACATGATCTCCTATTCTGCTGGGTAGTGTAAAAAATACTTGATAAAAATTAGTGGATGCATAATTACCCATCCTGGCTTTAACATCAGCCATACTAAATTTCTTTGGTCCAGTGTCTGCCATTACACTATAAATAAAGATACTTTGTTATACTATGTATAAGAGATGTCGAAAAGCATCAAGAGTAGATTTAAACCTTCAAACACTCAAAAGTATGTGGGTGATGTAAATAATATAATTTGTAGAAGTTCATGGGAAAGGAGATTCTGCAATTGGTGTGATACTAATGAAAGTATTTTAGAATGGGGTAGTGAAGAGTTTTGGATACCATATCGTTCTCCCGTTGATAATCGAGTTCATAAATACTTTCCAGATTTTTTCGTTAAGGTTCGTGAAAAAAATGGAATAGTTAAAAAGTATGTCATTGAAGTAAAACCACATAAGCAAACACAACAACCTAATCCAAAACCAAAACGTAAAACTAAATCATGGTTGTATGAAGTAAAAACATACGCAGTAAACCAAGCAAAATGGAGAGCAGCAACAGAATTTTGTGCTGATCGTTTACTTGAATTTAAAATCATAACAGAAAACGAACTTGGCATTAAGAGATGAACCGCACTGCAGAATTAGGAGAACTAATCGATACCTTTTCTGATCCCGATGATTACATGACTGCGATTCTTGAAGTGTTTACTGAGTCTGATTATATTCCAGAAGCAGGAAATTACTATACATTTGTTTATCTTGCAAAAACCCCCAAAATTATTTACGATCAACATCCATTGATTGCATGTACTTCTATTCAGTCTTGGGGATTTACTGGTTTGAACTTTCATTTAAGTATGCCAAGACGATATACTTGGCAAGAAGTTATTGGTAAAGTTCATCGAGTATATAATGAAGAGATTGAATATATGAAATCTATACCGTATCAAAAAACGATCCTAAATAGCTAGATAATAGCATCTACTAGATGGCATACAAAGATAAAAAAGAACATACTCTTGAACTTAAAATCGATGTGTCCAAGGGTAGTAAAGTTCAAAATAAAATCTATAAAGTACCAGTTATCTACAAGTTTCCTTCTACGGAAGAAGAACTTGTAAAGAATGGTGGTGGGTATGATATTTTTACTCTTGTTGATGGAGTAGAGACGAAAATTGGTGAGGGTGGTGCAATTAATAATGATGGAAAAGTTAGTATTACTGATCAAGATTCATTTCTAAAGTCTGTAAAGGCATTGCCTGGTGGTAATAGTGTAACCGATACAAACTTAAATTTTTCTATGGCAAATGGTGGATCTGATAATCTTAAGAAGAATGGTCAAGAAAAAAGAAATAGTAATCTAAGTCCAAAAAGCCAAGGAGAGTTGGCAACGACTTTTAATATGACTCCCAAGCAACAGGAAGCACAAGGATTATCCAATAATGTTAGTGATTTAAATACTCCACAAACTGAACCCAGTGCTGTGGATGCAGCAAGTACATCTACATCAGCAGAAGAAACAACACCCACACCTCTCAGCACTTCTGCTTTGAAATTTAAGACAAAATCTCAGCAATTTGGAACTGCATTAGTTTTTCCACAAAATTTATTGGACTTAAAGGCACAAGATTATATTAAATTTAGAACTTATCGTTACATCCCACAAACATTTAAGAAGTCAGAATTTGGATTCACTGAACAGACTACAAAGACCCTAGGAACACCAGAAGGAACTTGCTACTTACCAGTATCTAACGGTCCAAAAGATGCTAATAGTGTAAGTTGGAGTGACAATAAAGTAAATCCATTACAATCAGCAGCATTTGAAGCAGCTTACACTGCCATTGCTAGTAATAATCTAAATGAGCTCGGTGGTGTATTCAATAAAGCAAGAAATACTCTTGCTGGTAAAAATGAAGAGATCAAGAAGTTTGTTGCGACACAGATGGCTCAAAAAGCAGCTGGTGTCCAAGGTATGTTAAGCAGAACCAGTGGTGCTATCCTAAATCCAAATATGGTTCTGCTATTTTCAAATCCAGAGTTAAGGAATTTTTCATTCAATTTTGAATTACGTGCAAGAACCAGAGATGAAGGGCAAACGATTAAAAGAATAATTAGATTGTTTAAACAATCAATGACAGTAAGAAAGGAAAACACAAATCTCTTCTTGCTAGCACCTAATGTCTTTTCAATTTCTTATCATCATGGTACAGTTGATGGTAATACAGATGATCATCATAAATCAATTGGAAAAATAAAAATTTGTGCTCTTACGAATATTGGTATTGATTATGCTCCTGATGGGAGTTATATGACTTTTGATGACCCCGAAGCAACAATGACAGCATATTCTATGCAATTACAATTTAGTGAACTTGAACCAGTTTACTATGATGATTATGCAGAAATTCCCGCAGACGAAATAGGATTCTAATTATGTCAAACTATTTTAAGAGACTACCAAACATAAATTATCAAAATCTTTTGGAGTTAAATTCTCCTGGATTGCAGAACGAAAACAAAAATCTTTTTAGGAGAGCAAAACTTAGAGAAGATATTGCAGATAAAGCAATCTTCTTTGAGGATTACTTTATTATTGGTGATGAAAGACCAGATAATGTTGCATTTAAAGTCTATGATGATTCTGACTTAGATTGGGTTATTTTAATTAGCAATAATATACTAAACATCCAGGAAGAATGGCCATTGAGTACGGCAGTATATAATGAATATCTATTGGAAAAGTATGGAACTTATGAGGCAATCTATGAAATACATCATTACGAGTCTAAACTAATAAAAAATACTGATGGAGTAACAGTTTTACCAAAGGGACTTATTATAGATGAAAACTATAAAGTTGAATATTATGATGAAAGTTTAGATCAACATGTAACTCTAGAGGATTGTTCTTCAGAAGTAACGAATTTTATGTATGAAGAGAGAATTCAAGAACAAAAAAGAACAATTAAAATCTTAAAACCAAAATACTTAAACGTCGTATTTGAAGACATTCAAGAAATTATGACATATAAAAAAGGTTCCACTGGTTTTATCAGTGAAACCCTTAAAAATACAGAATCTATTTAAGTATTAGATTACTCTTCTTCAGCAAGTTTTTGGAAGAATGAGAGTGCATCATCCTCTTCTGTGGTTGTTTCCAGAGAAGGTTCAGGTGCAGGAGTTGGAGCAGAATTGAACTTGGGGGTGAAAGAAGTTTCTTCACCACGATTCTGACGACGGAACTCTTCTTCTTCCTCTACAGTTTCTTGATCTTGGAAACGAGGAGTGCCTTTGTTACCTAGAACATAGTCAAGACGCTTCTTTAGATCCTCATAAGTCTTGAACTGGTCTGCTGCAACTAATGCGGAGAGTGAATACTCTCTTTTCCAGAGTGCTTCTAGTGCATCGTCGTCATCAAGAAGAGGACTGACACGATCAAACTCAGAAGAATCATAGTTCCAGTAACCTGCAACCTTCTTGATCTTCAGTTTGAAGTTAGCACCCTGCCAGAAATCGAAGGGATTGATGGGTTGCTCGTCTTCAAATTCTGGTTGCATTGCTGCCATGATCTTATCAAAGATCTTCTTACCAAACTTATAGAGGAAGACTTGACCTTCGTTAGAAGGATTTGCAGTATCTTTTACAACATAGATGTTGGCATAATATGACAGTTTACGTTTTTGCTTACGAACAGTTTCCTTATCTGCTTCATTACCACTGTTCCAGAGTTCACGATTATACTCTGATACAGGATCTTTACCACCATTTGTAGTCAGTGAGTTCTCAATAAACCAACCACCAGGACCTTGGAAGGCATGGGAATACATCTTTGCCCATGGGAGTTCTTCTCCATCTGGTGCAGGCAAGAAACGGATTACAGCATAACCATTACCAGACTTATCTAGTTCTGGTTTCCAGAGACGGTCATCTCCACCACTCTTGGTGCTCATTTTTTCTACTTCCCTGACCAGTTTAGATGTCAGAGAACCAAGAGATGATTGCTTTTTAAGATTTGAAAAGGACATTCGGATTACCTCGGTTTGTTTGTATTGTGGCTTGTGTGCTCTGCCATTATAGCAGGCATTTTATTTAGTGTCAATCGATTTCCCTGAGTAATTCCTCTTTGAGATTACCAACCAACGTAGTCATATTAGCAAAGAGTGCGTTCATGTCAACATCTTCGGGAAGACCCATCATTGTTGCAGAATCCTGAATTCTTAATTTCATATTCAGTGCATCTGGATCATCTGATAACGCAAGTCTCATATAAAGAATCTTTTGCTTCTCCATAAGCATCTCAAGATCACTAATATGCTTAAGTTTACCATCTCTATCTAAACTTGGAAAGACGAACACATTTGAATAAACTTTTTCCTGTAATTTAGAGATTTCATCCATCTCACTCTGTACAAGTTCAGATTCAAAGAAAGTCATAAAACTATCTCCTTTAAGATTTTTTTGTATTTAAAGACATCGATATTTAGAAAGGGAATATACTTTTTGATTCGTAGACTGGTCAATTCCCATACTGGATCCTTCAGAGACTTATCAAAGTGCTTCTTGTAACCTAAGATTTTTTCCAAAATTACTAGTGATTCGATAGAAATGTCACCACACAAATGCTTCTTTAGGATGATTGGATGACCTTTCTCTACGGAAAATAATGAATCAAAGTCTTTATTCTCAAGAAGACTTTGAACTTCCTCTCGGAAAACGTATGATAGAGATTGATTCCTCTTCTGCCACTTAGTATAGTTTGTTTGACCAGAACGAATAATTTCACCTATCCATAGAGTTTGTGGATCATCACAAGAAATGAAGTTAGAAACAAAAAAGTCTCTAACTTCATTATCATCTTTCTGTCTAGAAATTTTTTCAAACCAATATCTATCTTTCCTCTTGTAAAAGGAATTTAGAGTTGCTCTAGTCTTTCCACAATATTTGTGATAATCGAAACTATCTTTTGTGAAATGATTCTTTAGAGCAACATAAGTTTTATAACAATCAAATGGAGTCATCTTTATCATTTTATAAAAAACCCTACGCGTAAAAAATTCTGGGGATTTTTTTTCGACCTTTTTTGGAATTAAAAGTCGATTTTCAAATTGAGAGTTTAGCTCTACTAGTTCTCTTTAGGAAGTTAAGTTCCATTGCTTCGTATTTAATTTTTTCTTTTAACGGTTTCGAGATTAGTTTGGGAATAGATTCAACATCTATCTTATTAAGTTCGCAAAAATGCATTACACTATCAATGTAACTCATATCAGAATTCTTGGTGTAGATTTCTTCAATATCCTGTGACACTTTTGCCTGAGAATAGAATTTATTTTCTAGTTCCTTATTTAACTCTTCGTTTTCTTTCTTCGGCATAACATCGGAAAAGATCGATAACATATAATAAAATTAGTTCATTTGTAAATTATAACATTAGACGCACTAAAGGTCAAGAAAGTTTATCTTCGACAAACTTTTTAATATACTTAGCTAATAGACGAATATATTTTTCTTTATTGTACTCTTCGTATACTTCCACTTCACCGTTCTCACATGACATAATGATTACGAATTTTTTGACTGATAGACCAGTCAACTCATGAAGCATACATGCATATGCACAGCACTGCACAAAGTAGTTTTCGATCCAATCTCTAGGTTTGGGTTTCTTAGATGTCTTGAAGTCTATAATCGAAAGCTCACCGTCAAACTCTGCAATACAATCGACGGTTCCTGCAATACCTAAGTACTGACTATATAGGGACCTTTCAAGAGCGTAAATATTATTTATTCTCTTAAGATCATTCTTTGCAAGTAGATATAGAAACTCTGATAATGGTTGTACGGAACCAGAAGGCATCTCTTCATTGCGAAGGAAGTTCTCTACAAGTGTGTGCATGTCAGTACCACGACTTGTAGATTGTTTGGTTACTTTATTAGCTTCTGCTTCACCAACTCTCTTCCTCCACTTTACAAAAATTTCACGATTGAAGTGACTGGTGATTGAGGTGACAGATACTAACTTGAGTGGACCTTCATGAGATGGTACAGTATAATACCTAACACCGTCAATGGTTTCTCTACTTAGTTCTGGTAGATCAATATCGATGTGATTAAACATTGTGGAAAGGGCATTTTTTTCTGGCATCTTTATCAAATAAAATTGTATTCATAAACTTACGATCACTAACAAGTATGTCTCTTCGATTATCAAATGAATCTAAAAATTCTTCTGATGCTTTTTTCTTTTCGAGTGTGAATTTATCGTTCATATTTTCACTATAAAATCTAATCCTAAAAAGAGGATCTCCTTTTTCAATATAAAGATCTTCACAACCATCCTGCAACTTAATTGCAAGAGATATAATTCTAGGATGACTTCCCAGATTCCACCATCCACCAATAGCAATAAAGTTATTGTTTAGTGCAGTCTCTGGATGATCTAACATCTCAAACCAAACATATTCATTATCAAAGTCTGTCCAGAAATGAGAATTAGGAAACTTTAACTGAAGTACAGGTTGATCTTGATCTTGAATATCACTAAGAACACAATAGATATTATCATCGATGAAATCATCTTCTTCATTACCTAAAGAATCTAATCCAGCATTGAAATCTTCCATATCGATTTCAACAACATCCTCATCATCAAGTTTATATTGAAGTATATTCTCATCCAAACCCATTCTAAATGTACATGGTGAATATCCAACGAATGTCCTATTATGTCTATGTTTCCAAACAGGACATTCACTATAAGTATAGTTACTGTGTACTGATGAATTTTCTAAGTTAATAGTTGCTTCTTCAAAAAAGTTTTCTGGACAATAATATACTTTATAACTCATAGAATACCTAATTCATTCTTAGCAATGATGTATTCTCTACACAGACCAGATCTTACAATATCATCAGCATCAAACTCAACGATATCTACTGAAGGCATTTGCTCTAGGATTTTCATAAAGTCAACAATACCATTCTTCTCGTTAGTCTTTACCAAATCACTTTGACTTGCATCACCGCAGAACATAATCTTACAGTTGTCACCAACTCGTGTAATAATACTATCGAGTTCATGATAGTTCAAGTTTTGAAATTCGTCAATGACAAGAATAGAATTGTCAAATGTAGTACCACGAATGAATGATGTACTCCAAAAACTAACTGTTCCCTGAATCTTTAGATTGCCATAGAGCATTTCAAACTCAGCATCAGAAGGCATTTGGAACATGTACTTAACCATATTCTTATACGGAATCTGATAAAGATTAGATTTGTCATCATGATCTCCTGGAAGAAAACCAATCTCTCTAGTTGCCACAAGAGATCTAATCACATACACCTTTTCGTATGGTGTAAATTGATCTAAAGCTTCTTTGATTGCATGATATAAGGTAATGAATGTTTTACCTGTACCAGCAGTTCCATAGGCAACAATGTGCTTCCCTTCCTTATAAGATTCAAACAACTTCTTCTGATTTTCAGTGAGTGGTTCGATATTTAAAAGGTGATCTGTATTGATTGGCTTCTTACCTTTAAGTGCTTGACGATGATACTCCGAATTAATACCAACGTTATTGTTGTTTCTTTTTCTTCTAGCCATATCAGATCTTTAGATTTTGTGCTCCAGGTTGTTGTGATGCTTTATCAAGGATTTCATTCCAACCTGGTTTTGATTTAACAAGTTTGTCTTTCCACTCACCAATTGGTTCTAGTCCCAATCCAGGTGAATTTTCTGGAGTAAAAAATCGTTCCCAATTTGGATTATCAATTTTCCATTGGTCCCATTCATGAATACTCATTTTCACTTCTTTGGTTTCACCAGTTTGTTTATTCTTAACAGGGTATGTTGCCATAATTATCACTGAGTGTAGTTTATTTAGATCTTAATCCAACGTTCATTTGCAAGTGTCCATTGAACAACCTCCTTAACACGATCACGGATATCTTTTGGTTGCCATCCCATTGCCTTCATCTTTTCACCAGATAATGCATAACGTAAGTCATGACCAGGACGTGCAGAGTGGAAGTCAACCATCTCATACTTAAGTTCTTTGCCCTGAGCATCAGCAATCATCTGTGCAAGTTGAAGATTGTTGAGTTCTTCTGCACCAACGATGTTGAACTTGGGACACCTTGCACCACCCCAAGTGTAAGACTCTACGTTCTTACCAAGAAGAAACAAAAGTGCATCTGCGACATCTTCAGCATGAATGTAATGCCGTGACCCAGGAATTTCCTTAGTTGGATCACTGTGAATCGTGATTGTCTCACCATCACGGGCACGTTTAATGCACATGGGAATGAACTTTTCTGGGTGTTGACGTTGCCCAAAGACATTCATTGTGTGAGTAATGTATACGGGTACTCCGTAAGTGTTGTGGAAAGCAACTGCTAGTTCCTCACCACCTGCCTTAGTTGCACTGTATGGGTTTGTAGAATTATAACGATCGTTCTCTTCATACAGAATACCATCTGGTGCAGGACCAAAGACTTCATCAGTACCAAAGTAAACAAATCTTTCTAGATGATCTAGACTACGGGCATAGTCAAGGATGTTGCAGGTTGCTACAACGTTATCCATGACAAATTCCATAGGATATTCGATGCTGCGGTCAACATGAGAACCAGCAGCAAGGTGAAGAATGTAGTCAATCTTACCAATGTCTGCAGCAATCAGTGGATTCACTGCTGCTTTTAGATCATGGAATACAATCCTCACCCGAGAACGATCCTCAGCAGAAAAATCTTTTAAAACGTCTTGAAGACGGTTAAGATTTCCACTAAAGTCCAGACGATCTAGCGTAACTACTTCCCAGTCTGTATTTCTCAGAATCTGTGAAATTAAATGGTGTGCAATAAAACCTGCACCACCAGTAATTAACGCTCTTTTCATGTCTTTTCTCAAATACTTTTCAATTATAACCTATATTGTTCTGTCTTGCAACCTCCAATTCAATCTGCTTTTTTAAAATACTATTTGGTAGTTGCTTTGATCCATGGTAAATATTTTTAAATGGATACTTCTCCGTTGATTTTGTTTCATTATAGTAAAATAATTTTGCTGCTCCAAGAGACTGACAAGCATCACCTGCAATAGGATCAATAAAGAAGTTAATGTCAGGGAATTTTTCTTGGATGACTGAGTTTGCACAAATGTTCAATGCACAACCCCCAGAGAATACAATGTTCTTTGTGTCTGGTCTTAAATCAAGAACTTGCTGAACTCTCATGACTAAAACTTTCTCCATACAATCTTGTATTTCCCATGCAAGATCTGCTTTCTTTTGGAAATCGTCATGATGTCTAAGTTGAGGGAAGTTTGTTGTGTTGAATAGTCTATTACTATAAAACACATTCATGTTTGCCATTCCATTATCAAGAATGAATGATGGTAAGTCATCATTATGTTCACCATATGCAGCAAGACCCATCGTCTTTCCACACTCATCCCTAATCCATCCAAGGTGATATGTAACAGTTCCATACATCACACCAATGTCGTAACATGAATTGACATCAATGATATCATTATCTGTCAACATCTCAAAGAAATTGTTTGGGAAATTGACTTGAATGAATCCTCTTGGTGATGGTGCAGGAACAATCAGATTTTTATAGAGTAATTTAAAATCGTTTGGATACTCTGCATAATACAATGAAGTACTCTCCAGGAACATGATGTCACTCCACTTCTCAGCATTTTCTTTGTCTTGATCAGAGAGTTCAATCTCTGCCAATTCCATAAGAGCATTAATTCTATAATCAGCACCCCAACCATCAATCACAATGACAGCAGCTTCATCAAATCCAGATGCATAAAAACCAGAAGCAGCATGGTAAAGATGATGTTCATCAACTTCAATGGTTGTTGTAATTTTATCCAGTTTGAATTTCCTTAAGATCTCTTCAATATCTCCAATATCTTTATCATCACCATTAGTAATTACAAACTCATCTATACCATATTGCTCATGAAACTTTAGAACAGGATCAAAAACACAAAGAAGTGAATTGTCATGCTTCTTACCAGAGAGTCTTTCTTCTAGAATAATTTCATGAACTTCTCCATTACGGAGCATGGTGACACCTGCTTCATGTCCACTAATTGAAAAACATACTACATTATATTTTTTCATTTGACTACCAACATACCAGTATCAGGAAAATAAACATAATATAGATCTGATTTATTCAGAGATGCAATTGCTTGCTTTACAGTTTCAACTATCGGATCCCCAGCAAGATTAAATGATGTATTCAATAAGATTGGAACCTGTGTATTGATATAGAAAGTTTTAATTAGATTGTAGTAGTGAAGATTTTCTTGTTCATTAACTGTCTGTATCCTACAAGTTCCATCTACATGAGTAATAGCAGGGATATATTCCTGCATAGTTTCTCTTACTCTAAGATTGAATGTCATATAAGGAGAACTCTTCATCCCAATCATATCAAACCATTTATCTGCATGTTCCTCCAATACAGAACCAGCAAATGGTCTAAAACTTTCTCGGTTTTTTACAGTATTAACAATATCTTTTCCGTTAGAAATTCTAGGATCAAAAATAATAGACCTATTGCCCAATGCCCTAGGTCCGACTTCTGATCTTCCTTGATGTATTGCTCCTATCTTTTTATCTAAGATTAATTCAACAACATCATCATATGTAACATCATATCTAATCTTCATACACTGGGTCCAAAATAAACATGATCAAATGGAAACTTTTCTTTACTCTTTGTCAATCCATACCATAAGTATTTTGCCGCACCAATTGCAGTTCCACCATCATGAGCAATAGGGTCAACAAAAAATTCTACTTCTGGGAATTCCTTTGTATATTTATAGTTGTTAACGCAATTTAAAAAGTAACCACCAGACAACACAATCTTATTCTTACCAGTCATATCAATTGTTTTTTGTATCATTCTACAAGTATGTTTATATGTTTCTTCTTGTAGTTTATGTGCAAGAGATGCACACAAATAAGTATCTAAATCTGGCAATTCAATTTCAGATTTGATATCATTATCATCCATAAAGTTTTCCATTGCCGATTGGATATTATCAATCGTTACCCAAACACCTTCATGCTCATAGAACCAATCACATACAAAAATGAATTTATCTTTCTCATAGTTGTTTAGAATATGATAGTTCTGTTTGTATGAATCGGATGCAAGTCTATGTCCAGATAGACCCATCAATTTACCTGCTGCATTTCCACTGTCCTCAAGTCCAAATACACCACACATTATATTGAATAGATCTCCACAACTTTTTGTTCTGGAGTAGATTTCATTCTTATTTCTTTTCCAAAATAATTCTCTTTCAGTATCAGGATCTTCATCATCCTCATCATCGTCTAACATAGAACAATGCTTAAACTTTGTAGAGAAAAGATTATCATAAGAACAATCGAAGATACTTTCAATTTCTCTAAAAGGATATTCTGAATGTTTGGATGTTTCATTCTCTCTATATTCTACATCATAAGCACCACCACCATCTAGAACGAGTGCAGCTGCATCATCAAATCCAGATGCAAAGAATGCATTCGCAGCATGATATATGTGATGATTATTAGCATATATCATAGAGGTATTAAAAGAAATACCGTCTTTCTGAAGTGCTCTAATGATATTTGTCCTAAGAAAGTCATCGTCTCCAATTTCATCTCTACCATAAGAGGTAAAAATAATATAATCAATCCATGATGTATATTTTTTAATCACATCTGAATGACAATAAGTCTCAGGGAATTCACCACTTTCTTCATACTCGTCAAGCATTTCTGATACATCGTAACAACTCTCTATCTTTTCACCGCACAGTCGTTCATCTTCAGCAAAATATACAATCTCACCATCCTTTAAAAGGCAGGTAGATCGGTCATGAGAGATATTGATTCCTAGAATATACATTTATTATACCTCGTTCTTTGCGTAAATTAGAGTTTCTTTTTCTGGAAGATAAAGATATTCAAATGATGATCTCTCTAGTGTAGATAATGCCTGCTTCATAGTATGAACAATTGGTTCTCCAGCAAGATTAAAAGATGTGTTTCCAACTATAGGAATTCCAGTTAGATTCTTATATGCTTTGATCAAATTATAGTAGTGAGGATTGTTCTTTTCACTTACAGTTTGAACTCTGCAAGTTTTATTTTTATGAATGATTGCTGGAATTTTCTTCAATTTATCTGGTCTTACATCAATAGCATAAGTCATGAATGGAGATTCTTCTATGGTTCCGTTATCAAACCACTCGGAAAAATCTTCCAACAAAATAGATCCAGCAACAGGTCTATACCACTCTCTCCTCTTTAGGATATTGACATGCTGCCACATCTCGTAAATACGTGGATTGAATAGGAATGATCTATTTCCTAGAGCACGTGGTCCTCCCTCATCAGAACCCTGATAAATGGCAACAACATGACCATCATCAATAAATTTAGCAATGGTAGAATATTTTACCTTTGGGATTACTTTCATCTGAAGAACTACTATATGTTTTATTTATTATGCTCAGTCCACCCAAGTGCTTCAGCAATCACTGGAAACTGTCCAGCAAAGACACACTTACACTCATTGGCAATATCCATATGTTCTTTCTGTGTTCCATGAGCAGAACGCAGATCGATATAATGTATCCATGACCGCACTGAACCGCTCATGTAAATTTTTGTGGGAACTGCTAAAGGAAGCACAAAGCGAGCACACTCCTTTGCCACACCATGATCAAGCATGGTTTGATATAGATCCATAGCAGAAGCAAAATGCCTCTCGATAGCAATCTCAAACTCTTGCTTATGGAAAGCATCCAAATCATCAGTAGAGTTTTGACGATTCTTTGTATCTTGACGACGCAAGTCTGGAAGAGGAATCTTAGTTGCTAACATAGAACTATCAGCATACCGTTGAGAAAACTCTTGGAATGTAAAAGATCTATGACGAAGGATCTGAGCTGCCAATCCTCTCGTGGTCTCAATCTCAAGAGTCATGAATGCCATCTCAAAAATACTCCAATGCTGATGATTGATGCAGTATTTAAGGAGACCAGCAATCTTTTCATTCTCCTGATTATTTGGATTACTTACACGGGCACAATATGCAATATTCTTCTCAGCATCAGGTGTGACAGAGATCAGTTTAACGTTCATCTTTTTTAAATTGCTTACGACATTTCTTAACATCTTTGAGTTCTTCTTTAATCATCTGATATGCATCTTCAGGTGACAACTTCTTTGCCATTTCCATAGCAGTGATGATCTCAACTCTTGTTCCGAAGTGCTTGAGTGCCTCTTCAAAACAGTTTAATTCTTCATACATGATTAAGCAGTCCACTCATCATCAGTGTACACCTCATCAAAATCTGAGACTGGAGCATAATAAGATTCTGGGTCATCAAAGTTCTCCTGCTTCGTTTGATATGCATTTACATCTGAGTATACTTCCGATTCCAGAGCATCGACCAGCAGTTTTAAATTCCTTACTATCAGTTTCAAATTGTCCTTTTCCATAGCACAAAATCTACTGTACTAATTATACTCATAAAAAAAGGACCTGTCAAGCAGGTCCTGATAGTCTAATACAAGTAACTCACTTGCTGTAAGTACGTCCACGATAGCAGAATGTACCGTGTGTTTCCTTACTCTCTACACAACGTGTCGAGTACTTAACACCACGATATGAGGTGTGAAGAACTTGTGCGTCGTGAAGTGCAGATGCCTTGTTGATCTGCTTTCTGATCATGTTTAGTGTATTCATTGTAGGTACTCCTGAAGTTGGGTGAAAATTAACCTTCTCATCTTTCGATGGATCCGTTTTTTCCCGTTCCTTCAGTCGTTTGCGTCCCAATACCACTCACATTCTGGTGATGATTCCTTAAGGGTCTCAACCAACTCTACCTTCAATACAGAAGATAGATTCGCATTGTTCTCAATCTTCAGCATGATAGCATCAGTTTGAGTACAAGTGAGTGTTGTATAGAATAATAGTTCTAGCATGGGATGAACGCTCCGTTCCGCGACTTACTTGCGTCTCCCTAAGGAGATGAACGACAGGTCTATTATAGACCGTATAATCTATTTAGTCAAGTGTGTTTGTATCCCCACAAACTATAAGTTAATGAATGAGTTCGTTGCGTCTCATATAATGAAGTGTGTCATGCATATTACCAAGATGCTTGGCACCAATAGAAACCTGAGGGTATGTTGCATCAGATCCAAACTCTGATTCAAATGCTCTTTGAGTAAAGTGTTCATTGAGTCTATACTCTAGGAACTCTCCACCTATTGACTTCAGTAGTGATGCAACACGATCACACTCTTGACTACCGTTACTGTAGATTACTGCTGTCTTCATTTAATCTCTTTGCCTCCAGTCATCGGGTTTGTCTCGTTGAAACCAATCTTTAATATCATCAGCACTGTTGAACCCCGTTTTATGATTGGATGGATCGGGGTCTCCTAGTCCCATCCTATTCAGAAAATCGTCTGTACTACCTTCTTCAATGTCTTGTGCTGCTTGGCGTCGTGCTTGCTTTAACCAATCTCTTGCAAGAGTATGGGACTTAGCAAGTTTCTCTGCCCAGATCATGTCATCTAATGGGACACTTTCTTTATTTGCGATACATCTACAGATAGACTCTAATCTAAGTCGGTAAGCAGTAGAAAGCATGTTAATCTCGTAGTTTTTGTTGTAGATCTGAAACACGTTGATACTCATCAAGAGCACTTTCCGAACGATATTTAAGAATAGATTGAATATCTTCTAAGATAATCTCTGCATCAACATAGTCATCAAGATATTTATCAATCGCATCTTTAAGATAACGTAATCTATGCCACTCTGGACTGTAAGGTTTGTATTCCATAATAATGCGTTTGATATTTTTGAATTATATAGGTATCTTGACCAATTGTCAATAAACACTTAACTTAAATTTCAAAATCCTTAGATTCTTCAATCAGTGAGTTAATATATGTTTCGGTTCCATCAAGTTTCTTGACTTCAAATAAAGGAGATCTCATGTATTTTTTAATACCTTTGTACTCCTTCATAAGTTTATCGACTTCACGTTGATTAAGAGTGATCTTTGCTTTTCCATTATAAGAATCGTCTATGTTATTATTAGAAAATCCACCAAATCCTTTACTCATTTCTTTTTCTTTTCTACTGGTGCTTTATATCCATACAAGTTAGGTCTGATTCTTCCTTCAGTTTGATTGAAGTTCAATAGATCATAACGATACAAATCATAATAATGATCAAAGATATCCACCTTTTTACTTGCCATTACAATATCGTAATGTATTTTTTTGTCAAGAACATACTCTACCATATATGAATTTGTTGGTAGAGATTTATCTTCTGCTAGTTTAGGATCGCAATCCTCATGAATGATAATAAATTTCAACTACGTCCTCCCCATGTGATATCTGGGTATGCTTCTTTTACATTATCTAAAGAAATCTTATACTTAGTGGATAATTTTTTATCCTTTACAAGAACTAAAATTTCTGCTTCTTCGGGATGTAGACCTTCAAGAATATTGATGAACATCACTTCTCTTCGGATGGAAGATAAAGAGTTGTTACCACCCTGAACAAAGTTGTAAAACTTCTCCGATTCTTTTCGGATAGATGTCTTCTTTGCTCTCTGAGATTCTTCAGCAACACTATTTTTTACTTGACTCGATGCTTTAATCTTATCAGAAAGATTGCCAGATGCTGTTACATCTTCCTTAAGATTGCCATAGGGTACATCACCTGGAGGAAGCAATGAACGAACTGTTTCATCAAAATTCCAAATAAGAATTGATTTTAATGGAAGGCAGTTATTCTTTTTAAGAACTTCTACCTTTTTTGCATTACTCCTTTGCTTTGAAACCAATTCAAGAATTTCATGCATAAAAGCATTTGTTGGAAGTTCAGGAAGAGGGTTCGTCGTCTTCTTCTTTTTCGTAGTAGTCGTCATAACTGTTTTCAAATCGTACTGCTATAATTTCGTCTGGTAAGATGTTACCGTTTTGGTCAAACATCTCTGGGTGTGTATATCCCTTATAGGAATATAGATTCTCTTTCACTAAAAATCCAATTACTAAACCAAGTGCTAGTAAACATATCCCTAACACAATGCTGATTGCTATGATTGCTGCTTGCATGGATCGTCTCCCTGAGAACGTTTCTTAATTTCCAAAGTCACTTCAAACTTAAACAACTTAATTTTAAATTGAAATACTTCTTCTTTTGATTTTACGATCTCCCTCCCAGATTCTAACATAAGTTCTAATCCACGGTCAACGCGGATGTCATTATTATTTAGATCTCTTTCTGATCCTTTTGCTTTTGTCATTTTTGTACCGCATTACATCATCTAACATTCCATCAAGATATATTTTCACTTTTCTTGCAAGTGGTTTTGATAGATATCCATATGCTTCACGAAGTTGCTTATGCTCATTATCAGAACCACCTTCAATGTAATCACTAAGTTCGGAACTTATAGATGAAATACTATTAGCACTTGAACTATGTAGTATCTCACCCAAATCATCTTTAGTAAAATTATTTTGTTTTAAATAATCATATAACTTTAGATTTAAGTTCTGTTTCAAAAACGCATCATCTACGGCACCCTCAATAAGGTTATAGAAGTCTGCTAGTTTTTGTTTCATTAGATTACTTTCTGTTCCTTTAGATATGCAACTGTTTCAGTACAACCACCGAGTTTGACTGAATCATTCGCACCAGCATTAAGAATTACTTGTGGGAAAGTAGATCCATTTCCAAACTCTTCATAAAACTCTTCTCTAGTATAGTCAGTTCCAAGATCATAGACAACATGCTTCTGATCTGAAAGTTGCATAATGTTTTTGATTTTGTCACAAAAAGGACAACCATACTTTGAATAGATTGTGTACATAGAATTCCTCCAAACGGTATAATTATACCAGATATTTTCTAATATGCAACAAAAAAGAGCCTACATTATAGACTCTTGATTACATATTCAATTTTTATATAGGATTATGCAACTCCTGGGATAAAATTTCTCCTAGGTTTATACCGATATAACTTGACTTTACCGTCCTCATGATGTCCTATCCAATCCTGAATTTTTCGTTTGTTTATTTCCTGAAAAAATTCCTGATTTAAATACCACTCTTGCCATTCTGTGTTTGCTTTAGATCCATTACATGATAAACAAGAGCAAACAACATTAGTTGTATAGTTAGTTCCTCCTTTTGATTTTGGAACTACATGGTCAATGGTCAGATTCTCTGTTGAACCACAGTAGGCACATTGATTGTCCCACTGTTCTTTGATTCTTCTTCTCCACATTTTCCTAGCTTCCTTTCTATTTACGGTGTGCAAGTTATAGAGATATCCTTGAGGAGATGCGTAAAGTTCCATACGATACGAATAAAGTACAAAAAAAGACAGTCCCGTAATGGGAACTGTCCAGAGAGATTTAAAAATAATTTTGACTTTGCATATAGAGTGTTTCAACTCTCACGATTTTATTTAGTCAACCAAATCCTTTATTAGTACTCTTTGTTGCATCTAATACTTCTATGGTACAACCCTTAAAGTTTCTACATTGCTCAAACCATACTGCTCGAAGGATTTCATAGTCTTCGATTACAACTGATTTATATCCAGGAACATTCAACCTATAGGTATGACGATCATAGGTATCATCTGAGGTTTGTGTGAAGTATTGAGGATCTGTAGGATCAATTAGTTGAGTCATTCTTTTACAATTTTAGCAGCATCACGATCAAAGATCTCAAGACCAGCATCAGTGAGGATGTGATCATACATTCCATCAAATACTTTTGGTGGCATTGTACAGATCTCTGCGCCATTATACCAGGAACGAATTGCACGTTGAACATTGCGGATCGAAGCAGCAAGAACCTGAGTTTCCATACGATGGATCCGATAGAGTTCGGAGATAGATCGTATAACCTCCAGACCTGCCACTGACTGGTCGTCTAAACGTCCTACGAAGGGTGAGACATAAGTTGCACCAGCCTTTGCTGCTAGGACTGCCTGAGCAGCACAGAAGATAAGAGTGACATTGGTACGGATCTTCTCTTTAGAGAGTTCTTTACAAACTTTTAAACCATCACGAGTCATAGGAAGTTTGATTGTGCTTACACTACCAAACTTATCAACCAGTCGGATTGCTTCATTCAGCATAGTCTGAGCATCACCCATGACTTCCATACTGATATCTTGTACACCAATATCTTTGATCTCTTGGTATACAACTTCAGGATCTCGTCCTGACTTCATAATCAATGACGGGTTAGTTGTGACACCATCAACTAGTCCAGTGTCAAAGTAATTACGAATAAGTTCTGTGTCTGCTGTGTCTAGGAAAATTTTCATTTATTGTTTAAGTACTCCCGTTCTGATTTATACAAGAAATCCATTCTTTTGTCAAGGTATATTTGAGCACCTTGATAAAGATCTGGTAGTAACCACTCATGAATAGGAAGACATGCTTGCCAGTTCACTGGTTGGATGCAGTTCATTACCACAACAGAGAAAAATGCGGATAAGTGATTAATAATAGTAGTCATTTTACTTCTCCAATAATCCAAGACTGCATACCAAAAGGTGTGTCGGCAATCAAAGTTTGAGTATGTTCTGCTACTTCTTTTGGCACCACTAAACAGAATCCAATACCAAGATTGAATACATTACGCATCTCTTCCTCAGCAATCTCTCCTGCCTCCTGGATCTTGTTAAAGAGTTCTGGTCTCTCCCAAGCATCGTAGTCAAAGTCCACACCCAAACCCTTAGGAATACACCTAGGAAGATTCTCAGGCAGTCCTCCTCCTGTGATGTGTGCCATACCTAAGATAGGAATCTCATCTAATAGGTATTGAATAAGACGAGCATAGATGGTGGTTGGCACCAACAACTCAGGCATATCTTTGTAAAAGATTTTATTTCTCCATAGCATATCATTGACCAGTGTGTATCCATTACTATGAAGACCACTACTCTCAATACCAATGACTACATCACCTGGTTGGATGTTACTACCATCAACAATCTCATTCTTCTCTACAATACCAGTACAAAAACCAGCAAGGTCATAATCATTTGCTCTGTAATGCTCGGCAGTCTCTCCTCCTAGAAGTTCCATTCCAGCAATCTCACATCCTTTGACAACTCCATACACAATGTCACTTACATTGGCATCAAGTGTTTTAGTAGAAACATAATCTAAAAAATATAGTGGTTTAGCACCAGAACATATAACGTCATTGACGCACATAGCAACAAGATCCTGACCAATAGTGGTGTAATCATCAGCAATCCTACAAATATTAATTTTAGTTCCTACACCATCAGCACCAGATACCAAAACAGGTTTCTCATATCCTGGTGAGATCTCCATCATTCCATTGAACCCACCAATGTTAGGTGCCATTACCTTAAGATATTCCACAAAGGATCTACCCTTTTCAATATCAACACCAGAAGTTTTGTAGTCCATTAGTGAATTTCTCCTTTCACAATTTGTTCACGACGTTTTAGTTTCCATACAATATAGTCCATGGTCGGTACACACTGAGGATTCCATCCAGCAAAGGTGGAGTGTTCTCCACTTGGAATCTGCCAACAGGGAGCATCATCGTTTTCAAGATCTAGTGACTCACGATATGCTTCGTCACCGAGTAGAACACATGCTCTCTCTGCTTGATTCAAACTACCGAAGCAAGCAAATCCATTCTTCTTAATCTCCTCAGGGATTTCGTGTTTCATTGAATAGCAAGTGGTTGTAGTCTATCTAGAATCTCACGATAGGCAGGAACAATATCACCTTCATCATTCCTGAATAGATCTTTATCAAATCTCTCATCACTACCGATCTTCCATAGTCTCATACTGTCAGGACTGATCTCATCGGCAAGATACAAATCACCATGAGCATCATAACCATACTCAACCTTAAAATCTACAAGATCAATACCTAAGATGTAGAACATCTGACGAAGGTAGTCATTGATTCGTAATGTCATCTCAATGAAAGGTTCAGGATTATATCCCATCAGACGCACACGATCTGGTGTGAGTAGAGGATCATGCTTGCTATCATCCTTCAAGAAAAACTCAACAATCGGTTGCGGTAATGGAGCACCTTCTACAAGAGTTGTCTCACGAACAATAGATCCAGCAGCACGATTGCGACAGATAACTTCTAGAGGAACAATTTCTACCTTCTTACAGATCATCTTATTCGCACCAACCATATTGATGTAGTGATTGGGGATAAGTTCTTTAGAAAGTTTCTCAAAGATAAGAGATGAGATACTACAACAAAGAGAACCTTTACCTAAAGGATGATCTTCCTTCTCTCCGTTGCCAGCAGTCACCTTATCATGATACTCAATGATCACACGATCAGCATCGTCTCCCTGATAAACAGTTTTGACTTTACCTTCAATAATTACTTCCATTAATCCTCCTGCTTGTATGTAATAGTAATTTGTTTGTATACTTCATCTCTATTGTCACTGTTGTATACATTACAACGTTCGATCTTAGCATTTAAGATTTTCACTACATTATCGAGTTGTAAATTAACTACAAAATCTGTAAATACAGGAGTGATTCCTATTTTATTAGATCCTGGTGCGTTAAAATCAGTCATGCTTCAATACCTTTAGGGAATGTTTCAATCTCAGTCAGTTCATAGTCCCAGTCTTCCATGACTGTATTGGCAAGAAATCTATCAGATAACATTTCAAGTTCCTTCTCAGCATACTCTCTGCTCTCTGCTTCCAACCAAACATCAATGACCTTACCCAATCTAAGTTTCTTGATATCTAACTCGGACAATCTCTTACAGGCATCTCTCACAGCATTACCTGCTGAGTCATCAACCTGTGATCGTAGTCGGATGAATACTAATGCTTTAAACTTCATTATTATAATATGCGATAGTTGCATGAAACTTATCTATGGGATCAATTGTCTCTCCCAATGCACTCCGTATTCTTACCTTCACTTCTTCATTACTAATCTCTTTCAAGATCTGTCGTAGTTCATCATCATCAAACTTGACGTAATAGTTATCACGATGCTTCATGCTTTCTCCCTTTCGTCAAGTGCTTCATTGATGATTTGCTTCAACTCGACACGTTCTTGTGGTGTAAAGATTGTACGAATTTTTACTGGCATCGGTTCATAACTACTTGGTTTCTTTGATTTACCAGGAAAACTCATACCCTGTGTGTCAATTTTATCCATAAAAAAAGAGGGTTGTTTGACCCTCGTAGTATACCATAGATTATTTGTTGTGTCTAGGAGGTGGTCTGAATGGACAATCTGGACATCCAGCACCACAACATCCTCTATTCTTTATCATACAATTTCTCTAGTTTTTCTCTAGAGAGATCTACATACATCACTTCCTCACCAGGAGCAGGTGCTTCAGGATGCTTTGGTTTAGGAGGTGTACTCATCTCTATGTTAATAGATTGAATATTACTCCACATCATTGCAAACGCAGCACCTCCAATGATAGAGAAGCATACAAAATAAAGAAAGACTTCAAAGTTATTCATATTAGTTTCCTTGGTAAGATGGGACCATCATACCACCATCTTGATCATCGTCATCGTCAGGATTCTGAGCAACAAAGAACAAGATTAGTAGTGCAATCCAAATTAAAACATATTCAAAGTGCATAGTTATGCCTCTTGAAGGGACTGGACTGTATCATGTAATTCTCCAATATCAAGGAGACCTTCAGCACTGAACCATGGAGCATTTGCCCAACTAAATCCTTCACCGAAAGTATTATCTGGTGCAGTAATGTACCAATGACATGCTGTGTCTGGTACATCAACCGCACACTTAGACCAATCATCCTGCCACTGTGGGACTTGCACCCACATCACCGCAGCAAATATAAAACTAAACAGTGATTTAATCATTTGTAAGTTTCCGTTTTATGAGATGGTCTATTGAGAAATTACCAGGACCACTGAGAACGATACATGCTGCACCTCCCCAGTAAAGAACTAAGAGTTCTAACAAATAGATGTTGAAACCAGATGTAAACAGAGCATGATAAATTGCAAATGATATTGTACCTAAGATTGCTAAGGCACCCAGACGAGTGCCTAGTCCACAGATAACCATCCAACTCCCCACAACCTCAGCAAATGCTGCGAAGTATGAGGAGACGATTGGGAATGGGAGATGCAATGGTCGTACAAATGCATCAGCAAAGTTTTCAATGTTCTCTAGTTTCTCATAACCATGATGGATAAGCATGGTGCCTAACGCTATACGAAGTAGTAAGAATCCTAGAGATTGAATCACAATGCATTACCTCTTGGTAGAACTTCTTCTGGGAATACGAATGACTCATGTGGTTGATCAACTGGTGCCAACCATGCACGTAGTCCTTCATTCAGAAGAATATTTTTTGTGTAGAAGGTCTCAAATTCTGGATCTTCTGCTGCTCTGATCTCTTGACTCACGAAATCGTAAGCACGAAGATTGAGAGCAAGACCAATAATGCCAATACTGGATGTCCATAGACCCATAACAGGCACAAACAACATGAAGAAATGAAGCCAGCGCTTGTTAGAAAATGCAATACCGAAGATCTGCGACCAGAAGCGGTTTGCAGTGACCATAGAGTAAGTCTCCTCCTCTTGCGTTGAATCAAACGCCTTAAAGGTGTTTGCTTGTTCTCCATCTTCATATAGAGTGTTTTCAACTGTGACTCCGTGAATTGCTGATAATAGTGCTCCACCTAGGATACCTGCAACTCCCATCATATGGAATGGGTTGAGCGTCCAGTTATGGAAGCCCTGTAGGAAGAGTAGGAACCTAAAGATCGCTGCAACACCAAACGACGGCGCAAAGAACCAACTGGACTGTCCGAGAGGATAGATGAGAAACACACTGACAAAAACAGCAATAGGCCCAGAGAACGCAATAGCATTATACGGACGGATTCCAATTAACCTAGCCAACTCGAATTGACGAAGCATGAAACCAATGAGGGCAAATGCTCCGTGGAGTGCCACAAAATTCCAGAGTCCCCCAAGTTGGATCCACCTGACGAAATCTCCCTGAGCCTCAGGACCCCAGAGAAGAAGAAGAGAATGACCCATAGCGTCAGCTGGAGTGCTAACTGCCGCTGTAAGAAAGTTTGCACCCTCAAGATAGGAACTAGCGAGACCATGGGTATACCAG